GGTATCTGTTGAGCCAGAGGTGTCGCCTGCATCGGTAACAACATCACCAGCACGAACGACAACATCGTTACCCACTTTGTCTGTGCCTACAGCGGCAAGTGTGTCTGTACCTTGATCGCCTGATACTGCGGTCAAGCCGCCAACAACATCATTGTTTACAACCGCATCATCATTAAGAACAACATCATTATTGAAAACAGTGTCATCAACAACAACATCGCCAGTATCTGTGTCTATGGCGACAACATTTGATCCATCAGTTGAGTCAGCATTTATAACACTCAATCCACCTACAGTAGTGTCGTCAGTTGTATCAAGTGCTGTGTCGCCTATTGTGTCTAGTGTTGTGTCAAGTGTTGAGTCTAATTTTGTGTCAAGTGTTGTATCGCCAGTACCAGTGGTAAGGCTTTCAATGATGTCAGCAACACTGTCCAAACCACCCGAATCACCTATAACAGTTGATCCTGTTGTGTTGCCGCTGTTCAGAACTACATCAGCAACACTGTCTGTGCCGCCTGTGCCAGTAAGTGTTGATCCAGTTGTTGTGCCAGTGCTGTTTAGATTTGTGTCAAAAATACTGGTTCCGCCAGTGGTGTCAGTAGTATTTGTTGTACCAGTGGTGCCAGAGGTGTCGGTGGTTCCTGTACCAGAAGTGTCGGTAGTTACCGTGCCAGTGGTGCCAGTATCAACCGTGCCTGTAGTATCTGTAATGCCCGTGGTCGTTGTGCCAGTGGTGTCAGTAGTGCCAGTGGTGCTAGTAGTGCTTGTATCGCCAGTGAATGTGGTGTCAACGCCTGTGTTGTCCACACCAATATTGGAAACAGTAACTTGAGAAACAATGTCTGATGTAACGCCAGAGCCGCTGTCTGTACTTAAATCTAGAGTACCTGTAGTCCCCGTGGTTCCCGATGTGTCAGTTGTGACCGATGTTCCTGTAGTATCGACAGAATCAAAAGTTGTAACAGTGCTGGTGAAGGTGTCACCAACCGTTGTGGTGTCCACGGTAGTTGATCCAGAATCAAAGCCTGCCGTGAAGTCAGTATTTGTGGTGCCAATAGAATTGATGGCATCGGTAGCAGTGGTCAGGAAGGTGTCAGAAACAATGTTGGTGAGCGTTGTTACGCCACCGCTAACAAGACCGCCAGTCACGCCTCCAGTGAAGCCGTCAATAAAATCTCCGCCTTTTATTTCTGCAACGGTTCCAGCAACAAGACCTGATCCAATAGAGTTGGAAACAACGCTGGCAACAGAACTGTTTACGCCTGCATCAATAAAGGTTTCAGACAGAGTCCCTGCGACAGGGCCAACGACCATAGGCGCAAGGTACGAAGTTCCAGCCGACAAGACGACATCCATAAGGTCGCCACCACGAGCCGCAGTAACGAAAGCGGAAGTGACCATAGGCGGGATGCCAACAGCCGCGCCAGCAATCTGGAGAAGCATTGGCAAAGGGTCGTCAAGAACCTTTTGAACGGTGTCGCCAACAAACTCAACGACATCACTGACAACATCAACAACGCTATCTACGACATCACCAACGGCTTCAAATACATCGCCAATTGCGTCACCAATTGCTTCAACAACTGCGCTCATTTTTATTCCTTATCAGGCCGCGCTGGCCCCAACTTGACCGTCACGCGGAAGCCCCTTTCGGTTCTCTCGGCGCGATAGCCCATGCCCTCTTGTGGAGGGTTTCTTGAGATGCCCTTGAAAATGTTCATAATCGTGGGGTCTTCAAAGTCGCTCACAAGAATATCAAAACCCATCTTGTATGCGTCTTGAATGAATATGTAGGAGTTGTCCAAATAGTTTCTGGCAGTGTCAGCATTCAGGGCGCGGAAAGTTCCAATACGGCCCTTGGCGTGATGCATCAAAAACACGGTGTTGCCGTGGCGATAGGTGCTTGTGCCCTCCATGTTCATCTCTTTTACAAGAGATGCATAGACCTGCTCCGCAGAATACTTAGACTTAGTTTGCTGTGCCGCAACCATTAAAACTGCGTCAACACTAAGTTCCTTCTTTTTGCTATCGGTCAGCATCACAACCCCTTAAATATTGCGGCGGAATAGATGTTGCCCATCCCAGCCGCCAGACTCATTATCAAACCATCAGGGGGACTTGTCGATTCCGAAAGGAATACCGAATCGGTTTCAGTTCGGTTTTCAATCGCTGGCACAAATCCCGACTTGATGTCGCCCAACAACAATAAAGTTTCAAGGAGTCCACTGCTACCCATCGTATGCCCAATTTTTTGCTTATACGAGGTTGCAATAAATCCTTGTAGCGTTTGGTTCAAGGCGCTCTTTTCGGCCTTGTTGTTGGACGCTGTTCCAGTTCCGTGGGTTTTGACAATTTTAATCTCATCTGCCCTTGTATGGGAATAGTGCAATACGCCCTCGATCACCTTTTTGAAGCCCTCACCATCCTCACACTGCCCAATGGCGTTTGTAGAGCGTTCTGACGCGTTGTAGGCACCTATTAACAGGGCGTGCGGGGTGATTCTCTGGCGGGAAACGGCGCTCTCAGACTCGAACACCGCAAACGCGGCACCCTGACCAACCCTGAACCCACTGTTAACCGAGTCAAAAGCGGATGGCTTTATGCCTGTGTCCTCTTGCTTTTGGGTCAGTACGGCCTTGGAATCGCCAAAGAACTCCAGCACGGCGTTGGATACGCCATCCTCCACCGTCAGCACAATCACACGGTCATAGTCGTAGAAGTCGATCAGGTTGACCACATCCATCATCACCTTGAGGCTAGAGGCGCAGGCCGAAGAGTCGGTGGTCACCATATCCATGTCACCGCAGGACTGGGCAATCCTGCCAGCGTAGACCTGCGTCAGGGTGAACGGCAGGAACTTGTAGGTGTAGGTCAGGCGCGAGTCGTAAGGGCGCTGGCCGATGCCAGCAAAGTGCGCATTGCCTGCGGCCAAGATGAAGGCTGTCTTGCCAACTGGGTTCTCACGCAGGTAGGTCAGCAACTCAGGGTCAAGCACCTTCTCGGCCAACTTGTGGGGGACATAGACCAATCCAGACTTGACTCGGTTGTAGGTCTCGGGGAACCAGTTGACCTTCTGGGGGTAGATGATGTCGTCAAACAACTCGACATTGGTCGTGGAGGCGGTGCGGTAGTGGGTCAAAAAGATCATTTGCACGCCTCGACGACTTCTTCCATTGAGGCTGGCTCTTTGGTTTTGTTCGCCATCACAAGGTCGTGCAACTCTTGCACAGACTTTGGTGCCCACTCCTTGCTGACTGCGTCGTCAATTCCATAAAGATCATCGAAGTACATCAACATCACCAAGCCGTCGAGGCTGTCCAAGCCAATGTCTTGGAAGGCGTCTGCCATTGAATCTGCAATGGCGACTTTGGCGTGAGCAGGTCGGGCGACCTTGGCTACATGGTTGAAAATGTCGATGAACTCTATCATTGGTCTGGGCCTTCCGTTGGTTGATTGACTGCTCCGATCAGGGCTTGCGCCCAATCTTTCCAGTCATCATAAATGTACGGCCCCGGGATGCCCTCATTTGTGAACACATCTATTGCCTTCAAACCCGAAGCCCATTCTTTCCAATCGGTTCTCTCGTTTGGAATGGATAACTGCTGTCCAGCATACGCCTCGCACATAAGCGACGCCCATGACTGGAAGTCGTGATAGCGAGGGTCGTATATGACGGCCAGTGCCATTAGTACGGCCTCACATCACCAACATCCGCGTTCAGAATTACTTTACCAGTTTGGTAGTCACCACCTGCCGTATTTGAACTAAAGCGCAGGCGCAGTTCCCTGCGTTGCTCTCTCATGTCAATCTTGCTGGTGTCTGGGTCGAATGGGTACGCCGCGCTCTCTTGGTCTGATCCTTGAGCAAAAGGCTTACCCGTTACCACCACATTCATCTGTCCAGATTGAATGAAGTCAGGCTCAATACGCTCAATTCTGAGCCAGCGGTTGTCGCCCACTGGGGAGTTTTGCGACGGGCCACCAGAGACCCAGCCAAGGTCGTTGGTCTCAAAGTAAGACTCAATCGCCAAGGAGGCCAGCCCCTGTACAGCGTCAACACCAATCTCGTGTTGCCACAAACTGGTGAAGTTCATCAGGGTGTTAACGGTCAGCAAGAACCCAGAGCCAACAGGCAGTGCCGCAGACAATGTATTACCAGCCACATATCCAGAGCCACGGTTCACAATGGTCACGCTGGTCACAATACCGCCAGCCACCACAATGTCAGCCGTAGCGCCAGTACCAGCACCACCAGTCAGTGGCTGGGCCAAATATGTGCCATTGGTGTACAGCGTGCCGCCAACAAAAGAGAAGGCGTTCACGCCGCCAGACACATTGATTTCCCAGCCAGCATTGATTGGGTAGTGGAACACCTGCGAGAAGTATCCAGCAGAGCGGCGTGCGCCCAAGGCTGTGCCAGAGTCATACCAGCAGTTTTCGCGGATGTTGTAGATGATGCAGTCGTTGCACTCAGTTGACGATCCGCTTGGGTAAAACCACCAGATTTCACCGAAGCGAGGAACCTTGGTGGCATACACTTTTTGACGCTGGTCGTAGTTCAGGTTGTCAAAAAAGTAGTTTTGGTTGAAGGTGTTTGGAATCTCTTTGACCACACCGTTGTACAGCAAGAAGCGATCAACACCACACCAGTAGTAGATACCGTCATACTCAATCACTGACTGGCTTGAAAGAATAGATGACTGGCTTGAGATTAAGTCATACCGCCAGTAGAAGGTCTGGGGAGAACCCGCAACCGTCACGGTGGTCGGCGTATATGAAACGCGGATCAAAGAATCCAAAGACCAAAACAAACCAGAAGGAGCGTTAGAACCGCCTCGAACAGGCAAGCCCTTGACCACCTTTGTGGAGGCCACATTGGTCTCGTTTGAATCAGCAGACACCCAATTAGCAGGGTCTCCTGCGGCGCAGTTTCTGATCAGGCCATTGTTGCCATACACAAACACATAAGGGTGCAACACCACCGCGCCACCAGAGACAGACACATTGTTGTCAAAGGTCACGGTCACGGTTGCGCTGGCAGTCGCAGGATTTGAAATCACCACGCTAGTTGTGCTGACAGACACCACGGTTGTGTTTGCGGGGATGCCAGCCCCAGTCACGGTTTGACCTGCGCCAACCAAAGCATTGGCGGCAGACAGGGTGATGGTTGTGTTGGTGTTAACTGTGGTTGCGGTGGCCGTGAACACGCCAATTGCAGACATGGTGGTGCCAAGCGTATCGCCGCCCAAAACAGGTGTGTTTACATTGCTGTCGATGTAGAGCAGGTTTTGCCCCGGGTGCCCAATCAACAACTCATTGCCGCTACCTTGGGAGTCAAACAACGAATCAAACTGCCACAAGTTGTATTGGTTTGGCGTGAAGTTTGTCAGCGTGAAATCAGTGATGCCAGTACCGATACCCACATTGTTGATAGGTAGCACCTGCACACCATCGGAGTAGCCGTTGTAGATGTAGGTGTAGGCGTTCTCAGGCAACACATAGATGCCACGAGATGGGCCAGCCAAGTCGTTGACAATCTCTTTGTAGCCTGCAATCTTGCGAGGGCGTCCACGCTGGAAGCGAACCCAGCGGCCATCGCTGTAGAAGGTTTTGTCAAACTGGGTGCCGTCGCGCTGGATGCCGGGTTGGCTATCAAGGGCAAAAACTTTTTTGGTCATGGGAATGTGCCCCCCTTGACGCCACCAGTGAAGTTGCCGACACCTGCAATGTTGAGGCCCGTGGCCGTCAGTGCAAATCGGTTCACACCCAAAACGGCAATGTCAAACTCACCAGCGCCATTGCGCCAGATACCAGTGTTTGTTTCTGCCGCAAAGTTAATCGCAGGCGTGGTCACCGTGCCGTTCACCAAGTTCAGGGAGGTAGCACCTGCCTGCACGGTGTTGGCGTTGAAGAAGTTGGTTCCATCGCAGACGAGGGTGGCCTGTTGCCCCGGGGGGATGATCACCGTGTTACCACCAGCCGCGCTTGTTTTGACCGTCAGCGTGAAGCCATTGTCCACCGTCTGGTTGGAGATCACATACAGCGTCACCACTTGCGGGTAGATGGCAATCACATTTGCCACCAGATTGCCCACATACTCTTGAATGGTGTTCTGCGCTTCGTTGGTTGTCAGCGTGTAGGTGCCGCCAGTCACAGGCTTGACCAAAGCAGTAAACGCAAACGAGGAGTTCACGCCATAGCCAATGGTCACATATTCTGTGCCAGTACAAACCAAAAAGGCTGATTCGTTAGGCTGGAATGTTTTTGAGACTAGGCCATCAAGCAAATTGCCACCAGTGGTGGAAATCGTCATCGTGCCAGAGCCGTTGTTTTTAAATAGCGTAAACCAGTTATTGCCAAGCGAAGTAGCCAAAGGCAAGGTAGATGTGCCAGAGCCACTAGACCACACCTTGGTTTGGGCGCGGTCGCCAGCAAGGTAGGTGTAGCCGTTTGTGATGCTTTGCGATGGATGGCTTTGGTTCAGCGTCGTGGAGATGGCAATCAATCCCAAGCCAGCCAGAGCGGCGGCATCAGAACTTGAGGAGCCAATACCAAAAGCGATCACGCCCCATGTGCCGTACACATCAGGGTTGTCGGTGATGTAGATGTACTGGGCCTGACCAGCAGGGATCGAGACAATCGTGCCGTTGCCGCCAAAGGTCTTGACCGTAAACGCCACAGCGCCAACATTTCGTATCAGCGCATCAGTGCCCACAGAGGTCTGATTTGCAGGTGGCATATAAAGATTGAGGCCAGCAGAAGTGGCTTGAACATTCATAATGCGTGCCGCAAAGTCTGAGTTTGTCTGGCTGTTTGACGGCCAGTTCAGTTGCGTATTGGCGGTAAGCGTGACGGCTCGAAACGAGACATCCGTTGGCTGGATCACATCCCCAGTAAATGGTGAGATAAAACTCATGGTCAGGTATCCAATACTGCGGCTTGACGGTCTCCAATACGCTGAATGTTCTCTGTCTTCAGCGTTGCAATGATCAAATCATATTGCTGTTGCCACATAGGGGTGCGCTCGTCGTTCTTGAGGAACGGCATAGCCTGCAACAAAGAACCGTACAAAAGGGCTTGCGGGGCATACACGGTGAACCAGTTGGTTTGGTTTGTTGAATCCAAAGGCTGGTTGCGCTCGTAGTACAAAATTTCGTAGTTATACGCCGCATTGGGCGTGGGGGAAATCAGCCAGTGCGTGTAGTCGTAATCGGCGTAATACTTGGGAACATCAGTCGCCGTAGTGCTAGGCCAATACTCTCGGCAATACTCATAGGTGCGGAGCAATACGGGCTGGCGCTGACCAGCGATGGTGATGTTCATGGAGACTGTTTTGTGCCAGCGGGCTGGCTTTGAGATCACAGGATCACCCAGAGTCATCGTTGAGGTATTTACGGTCAGGTTGCCCAAGAACTTAATCTGGCTGGCAATAACCTGTTCCGCCAACATAATGAAGGTCGGAATCTTATCAAGTGTCTGTGTGTCGTTACGCTCCAGATAAGACTGGATGTCGGCCACCAAACTGTCATAGGTCATCACAACGGTTGTGGTCATTGCCTTATTCCTTTTTATCCGACATTGCGCTCAAAATGCGGGCAATCTACAAGCGATTTGAAATTACCACCCCAACGATTTTTAGGGTGCATATTTTCCCAATACGCGCCCAGCGGAGCAAGGGTTTCTTTGTTCCAGATTATCTGCCCATCCTTGAAAAAGTTCAAGTCGATGGCGCACCTTTTCAGGTGAATTGAATTCATGGTTTTGGAGCGGCCAGCCTTGACATGGAGGGCTTGCTGTTCAGGTGTACGGGCCAACTCACCACCAGTGACCTTAAAACCAAGGCCAGTGGCATATACGATTAGTTTGCAGGCATCCAACAGGAATGCCGCTTGTTCGTCACTCAGGCTCATTCTTTGTCCTTTTTGCGCATTTCCATGACCTTCTCGACGGTGCGGCCACCAAAGTAGGCAGTCATCACCAACATACCCCATTGGCCGAGCAGGGCCACATAAGCCTCGTTCACCTCAATGCCTGCGGCACTTAGGCCAGCAAACAGCAGGTAGGCCGTCAGGATGTAGATCAGGGTGCCGGGGCGGATATTCTTCGACAGCCACGAGTCAGAGGCCATATCAGCCTGCCAACGCTTGGACACATTGTCTTCTTGGTTTGCCTGCGCCTTGAGCAGTGCCGTCAACTCTTCTTGCTCAATACGGGCCTTTTCGATACCCAACTCAAGCAGGCGCTCTTCGTGGTCGTATTGGAGTTGGCGCAACTTGGCAACTTCAGCATCAGATGGGTTGTCAGAAATCTTGACACCAAGAGTCTTCTCGACGACCTCTTTGCCCTTTGCTTGGATCGCAGAAGACAAAAGGCCCAGACCGTTCTGAGCCAATGTACCAAGCAATGATGCAACTATTGGAATCATGGTCACTCTCTCAATTCAAAACTTAGATTTGCGTGACGGGGATACTGCACAACGCGCTCCCCTTCAGGACACTTGTATTTGATGGTTGCCAGCAAAGTCGCTTTGCCGCTGGCAATCTTCTCTTTCCTCACCATCGTGAGTTCGTAGGTGAATGTGTCGATCTCTGGGCCTGCTGGGCCACTAAACTTGCTTGCGGTGGTGGTTGCTTCATGCACCATGCCTGCCGCATCACGAATGCTTGGCGTAAAACTCTCAACAGAACAGTCGTCCCGTTTCTTTATTCTTGCAACCGTGACAGTGATTGGTTTGCCAGCATCTGCCACAATTTTAAAATTCTCTGGAGACCATTCAATGATGGCTCGGTCAAAAAAGCCAAACTTGTCGGCAAGCGTGTAACTACCACCAAGTGCGGCAACGCTTGCGGCAATGGCTCCGATGGCTTTGGTAAGGTCAACCATTACAGTCCCAGAACCTTTTTAATGAGTTCCCCAGCAACACCGGGGCCAAACAGCACGCACACAATCACCCCATACAAGAGGTATTCAATCCTGTTCATGCGCTTAGAACCATCGTCAAAGCGACCTTGGATGCCTTCGTAACGCTGTGCGCAGACCGCCTCATGGACGCTCAGTCGCTTGTCAGTGTCAGTGGCAAGTTCGTGAACGGCTTCCATTAGTCGGCTTCTTTCTCCGCCACTGGCTGGTTCTTTGCCTCTGCTTGCAATGCCTCTACCAATTGAAATACTTCTTGGTATGGACGAGTGCCTAGATAGCCAATGAGTGAGTTAAGCAGTTGTGCGGAGATTTGTAGTTTTTCCATTTTGTTTTCCTTATGCGAGGTATGTACCACTTGTTGTGAATGTGTGAATGGTGTATCCACCAACAGAAGTAACAGTTCCACCTGTGCCTTTTTGAGCGCCTACATAACGAATAACTACAACTCCAGAGCCACCAGCACCACCAGTTCCTCCTGCACCACCACCACCGCCTCTGTTTGCTGTTCCAGCAGTACCAGTGCCGCTTGCAACGGCGGCTCCGCCACCACCATTACCACCAGCGGCATTATTGTTTGAGGTATTTATACCCGCACCACCACCACCACCAGCATAGAAAACAGCAGAACCAGATATTGAATTTGAAACACCAACCCCGCCATTTCCGCTTGTTCCACTAGATTGAGCGCCATCAAAACCAACAGCACCTGCACCACCACCACCGCCACCTTGCGCCCAAACTGGGTACACATGGATACCAATACCACCTGCAAAACCTTGACCCGCTGTTCCAGAGCCACCGGGGCTTGATGAACTAGCAGGGCCATTACTTGCCGAACCGCCACCGCCAGAGCCACCATTTTGACCATTGGCTGGGTTTCCATTTCCACCGCCCCCACCACCAGTAGAAGTGACGCTGGAAAAAACAGAGTTACTGCCACTGGTACTAGATGCGCCTCCAGAACCTACGGTAACGGTATATGCAGTTCCTACATTTACAACAAGAGCAGAGCCACCAATATTGGTGAGAAAACCGCCTCCGCCTCCGCCTCCAGTTCGTTCGCCATTAGGCCCACCTGCACCACCACCGCCACCTGCAACTACAAGGTATTCAACTCCATACGATGTTGCATCGGAAAATGGAACCCATACAGATAATGAAGTGCTATACCACTCCATTTGATTAAGGGTGGTGTTCAAACCAAACTGACCATTGGATGGCGAAGCAGGGCGACCAGCCGTCGTCCATGACGATGGAGTCGTTCCGTCTGTACCGCTAAAAATTTGCGCCATGTCGGCTCCTTAATTATTTTGCAGGAACTTCAACCCAAGCAGTTGTAGCCTCATCCCATGCGTATTTTTTGCCATCAGTAGGCATTGCTACTGGAGCATTCCACAAGCAAGTTTGCTCGTCGAGAGTCCATGAAGCGAATGGTTGAGGAGGGATGAACGCATCACGAGTGCGGTCGTAGGTGAAGCCAATCCCTGCGTAGTTCTTACGCAATGGAGTGCCACCGTTCTTGTGAACGCCACCGTGTGTGTTGTATGAGGTCTGAATCCACTCACCGGGGGACGAATCCACGAAGGTGTCAAAGAATTCTTTTTCAGCAACGATAACTTGCGATACCTTGCCGTCTACTACTTTTGCGAAATGTGCCATGTTGATTGCTCCTTAAAAAGATTGATTAGGCTATGTATGAACCGCTAGAGGTAAATGTGTGGATTGTGTAACCGCCGCTTGTTGTAACGGTTCCACCAGTGCCTCGTTGGGAGCCAGCATAACGAATGATTACGATTCCAGAACCACCCGCGCCGCCTGTGAACGAGTTAAGTGTTCCACCACCGCCGCCGCCAGTGTTTGCTGTTCCTGCACCGCCTGTGCCACTACTAACACCAGTCCCGCCGCCACCAGCACCTCCTGCGCCGCCGTTGTTGCCGCCACCACCTCCACCACCGCCGCGAGTTACAGCCGTTCCAGTAATTGAAGAAGAGACTCCAGCCCCTCCAGTGCCAGCCTGACCAGCGCCGCTAGGTGGAATTTGTGCGCCATTTGTTCCTACCGCGCCAGCGCCTCCACCTCCGCCTGCGCCTTCCCATTGACCGGGGAAGTGAGCGCCTTGACCACCTGCGTATCCTTGACCAGCAGTGCCAGAACCACCAGCCTTAAATGTGTTATCTCCCGTAGAGCCACCGCCTCCACCAGAACCGCCGCTAACTCCTGCCGCAGAATATCCACCGCCGCCGCCGCCCGTTGAAGTGATTGAATTAAAAAATGAGTTGTTTCCGCTTACACCTACCGCGCCAATTGAGCCAGCACCACCAGCGCCAACAGTGACGGTGTAAGTAGCGCCCGGTGTCACATTTGAGGCAGGCTCCGCTGAAGAGCCACCACCAGAAGATTCGCCCGCTACAGAACAGCGGTATCCACCAGCACCACCGCCACCGCCAGAACCAACTCCATTAGCGCCTCCGCCACCACCAGCAATAATTAAAGATTGAACTGAATATTGAGCCGAATCAGAAAAAGCAACCCAAGCCGCCGTTACTGTGTCGTACCACTCTGGAGCGCCAGTAGTGGAGTTCATGCGAATCATGCCAGTTGTGGGAGTTGGTCGTTGACCCGTAGTTCCAACTGGCAAAGTCAATGCGCCAGTCACATTTTGCATGGTGACTATTTGGCTTGTCGCTTGCAGTTCTAATGTGCCAGTGTTGTCAGCAGATGTGGTTATCCCTGTTACGCCAGAGACTGCACCGTTATCTGCTTTGATGATTGATGTCATGTTCTTGTGTCCTTAGAAGGTGATGGAGCCAGAAGATGTCCATGCGTAAATACGATAGCCACCAGTAACGGTGATTGTTGGTGAGCCTGTAGTTGCGGTTGCCGCCGTAAATGTATCAAGGTATCGAATAATTACGATACCAGAGCCGCCATTAGCACCGAATCCACTAGCACTACCACCACCACCTCCACCGCCCGTATTGACTGTTCCAGCCGTGCCATTGCCGCCAATAATGCTTGAGCCAGCACCGCCTCCTCCAGCGCCACCTGTACCGCCTGTACCGCCACCATATACAGCACCGCCGCCACCGCCAGCATAAGTTACAGATGAACCAGAAATAGAGTTTGCTGTTCCTGCACCGCCATTACCAGCAGTTGATGCGCCAGTAGCACTTTGACCGACTGCGCTTGAGCCACCGCCCGCGCCAGCAGGGTATGGGCCACCAGTAAATGTGGCATTACCACCACCAGCAAAACCTTCAACAGGAGAATAACCACCAGAGTTACCAGCCGCACCATTTGACGGGCCGCTTGATGCGCCGCCACCGCCGCCAGAGCCTCCACTTGTAGCGTTATCGGCAGTGTCTGTACCGCCTCTGCCACCGCCTGAACTGTTGATAGTTGAGAATGTTGATGTGCTACCCGCAGTTGGAAGTCCTCCCCCGCTAGACGCCACTCCAGTTCCACCCGCACCAACTATGACCGATAATGGAGTTCCTGCTGTGACTGCAAATCCACTTGCCGCTCTATAGCCACCAGCACCAGCGCCACCCGAAGCCGCACCGCCACCACCAGCGACAACCATGTACTCAACAGAAGTTGGTGCCGTAATATTGAAAACAGATACGGTATTCCAAGCGTTGTTATTGGTTGAATAAACTTCTAATGAGTTGGTGGAGGTGTTAATTCTCATCATTCCATTAGTCGGACTTGCTGGGCGTTGCCCAGTTGTCCCTATTGGTAATGTCAATGCACCATTTGCGCTAATAGTTGCAACGCCAGAATCTGGTTGCAAAACAATATTGCCAGTTGTGTCGCCCGTAGTCTGTAGGGCGGTTGTAGTAGTTGTTCCTGCGCGTATCGTTGACATTTTTTATCCTTAC